ATCCCCGGTTGTTCAGGTAGCAGTGAAGAATGCTGGTGCTGTTCACAGTGCCGATATCATCATCAATTTCAATAAATAAGGAGCGGTAAATGTCTCAGATTGTTATCAGTGCAGATACCGCGACCATCGTTCTGAATGGGCGAATCATCACGGATATCGCTGCGGGGGACTACGTCACGCTGACGCCATCCAATCCGCTTACAAGCCGCGCCAATAGTGCGAATAACGGCGTCACAATCTCCGGGCGTGTTGATGCCGGGGTGCATGTGATGGTGATACGTGTCCAGAAATTTTCTAACGATGATATCTGGCTTAACCAGCAGCGCAACGCCGCGATCCCCGTTGTCCTTAACGGCTCAGTTAAAGAGTCGTTCGTGCGCGACGGCGCGGCACTGAAGGAAACCTACGATCTACAGGCCGGTTCTATCACCACACAACCGACGCAAACCAAAAACAACCAGGACGTTAACGCACTGATGGAATACACCATTGAGTACCGCAATGTCGTGCGTAACGTATAAGGCCAGATATGTCTAAAGAACAGCAGAAAAAAGCACTCGAGATGATCAAGGCGGTCTACGATGACGGTTTTGCTGAGATTAACGGCAACCGCTACGACTTTGCAGCGATGACGCACAAAAAACGCCGCAAGGTTTTTGCCTTCTTCACAGGCATTGCCTCTGAGTTATCGCGGCAGTCTCTTGAGTTTCTGGACTCAGAGCGATTCGAGGAAATTGAACGCCTGATGTTCGATTACGTTCTGTTTGACGGTGTGCAACTGTCCAAGCAGCCGGAACACTTCGAATCCTACCCTGGTGATTACGTCATGCTAATCACAACAGCGCTTCAGGTTATCAGCCTGCCTTTTATGGGCGGGAGCAATATGAACTCACGTTCAGAAGCTCCAGACGTTCAGAAATTTACGTTAAATCCTCGAACATAAGCGACGACATGAGCATGTATCTGGCGCTGTCAAAGGCCGGATACGGCCCCTATCACGAACTTGTTAAATTAGACACACCAGAGCTGTTTGACATGCTTGAGTTCGAGAATATCAGCGCAGACATTCAACACCACGAGATGGAGAAGGCCCGGAATGGCGATAGTTAACGAGCTTATTACCAAATTCGGTTTTATCGGTGATCTGGCGCCACAGGAAACCTTCAACGCGAATCTGAAAGCGTCCATTGGTCTGCTTGCCGGGCTTGGCGCTGCTATCGCCGGTTCGGCTGCGGGGGTTGCTGGCTGGGTGACGTCTATCAGTCAGTCCATTGATCCGATGGTCCAGTTCTCTCGGGAAACGGGCGTAGCAATCGAGACCATTCAGACACTGGGCTATGCGGCATCCGTAAATGGCTCAAGTGTCGATGCGTTGCAGGCTTCGCTCGGTGAGATGACAAAAAGAGTGGGAGAGTTCGTTTCTACCGGAGAGGGGGAAGCTAAAGACGTTGCGGAAAGACTGGGACTTCAGTTCAAGGATATGAACGGGCAGGTAAAAAACTCCGATGTGATATTTCGTGAACTGGCCGACAAGCTGCACGGCATGAGCCAGGCAGAGAAGTTTTCCGTTCTGGATAAGATGGGTATCGACCGTTCCATGGTTCAGTTGTTATCCATGACTGGCGAAGAAATATCTTTGTTGCAGAACAAGGCTGAGGCGCTTGGTGTCGTCACGCAAGACCAGGCAGATCAGTTCGCTGCCTATAACGATTCTCTTACCACGCTAGGGAAAGGCTTTGATGGTATCAAGTTTCAGGTTGCCGTCGGATTTGTACCGGTGCTGAAAGACCTGGTGGATGGGTTTACAGACTTTCTCATTGCTAACAAGGATCTCATCAAGAACGGTCTGGCCCATCTTGGGGAAATTATCTTCTCCGTTATGGGTATGATCCGCCGCTTCCTGCCGATTGTCGCTGCTATCACTATCGCTTTCTCTGCCTGGTGGCTTGTCACTGGCGGGCTTGCAACAGTAATGGGCGTGCTGATGTCTCCAGTAGTCCTTATCACTGCAGCAATCCTGGGCGTTATCCTTGTCATAGATGACCTGTTAACGGCTATGGAAGGCGGCCAAAGCGTTATTGCTGATTTCTTTAAAGACACATGGGGGATCGATATTGTCCCCGGTTTGCTGGCGATCAAAGACGCGGTCATGGTGGTGGTCGATTACATCATCGATGTATTCAAACAAGGTGTTGAGAATATCAAACTGCTCTTTAGCGCGCTGAGTAAGCTGGTCACAGGCGATTTTCAGGGGGCATGGGATGATGTTGTGAAATCTTTCACTGAAAGTGTTGCTCTGCTCAGAAAGCCGTTTGATGAATTTATGCAGTGGGTGATGGGATTGTTCGCAAACCTCGGTGAGACCATTAAAAACACGATCAGCAATGCTGCTTCAAATGCCTGGAATGCCACAAAGTCTTTCTTCGGGTTCGGTGAGGATGAACAGCAGCAGGGGGTAACCGGCGGCGGTAACGGTGGCATGAGTCCTGATGGTATTCCTTACGGAATGAATGCTGCCGTGGGTATCGCTGGTGGTGGTATGACAAGCAATTCAAATGTCAGCCAGCAGAACACGATTCACATCAATACATCTGATCCGGTTGTAGCCGGGAATACCGCGGCAGATAGCCTGCAACAAAATATGAAGGATGCCAACCGGTTGAGTGGCAGAGGGGGGCGTTGATGGGAATTTTTGACGGCCTCATGCAGGCGCAATCCTCGGGTAAAGATACGGTTAAAAAGGTAGGGATCGGCGGGTTCTCAATGTTTGCCCGAGTGAGTGACGCTACTGAATACCCCTCTCAGGTTCCGGTAGACGTGCTGGAGGACGGCAGTAACGCATCTGACGATATCATCAATGGCCCACTGACGATAAAAATCAACGGTGTTGTGGCCGATATCTATGTCGATGCAAAACCAAACTCTTCTTTTAGCCTGATGCCCGATTATTCAAAGTATGGCGAGGTGCTGGAGTACATCCCCTCGAAGACGCAGCAACAGTTGCAGAAAATGAATGAGATTGCCGACCGTGCAGAGCAGGCCGTCTTAAAGGCAAAACGCCTGGTTGATAAAGGGGCTGATCTGTTTGGGCTGGTGGGCAATCCGTCTACTGGTGGCGCAAAAGGTATCAGAGAGCAGTTCCTCGACTTCATTGAGGCTGTTTACCATGGCAAGCAGCTTATTTCCGTGGAGGTGGATTATCGCACCCATGAAAATATGGCATTAAGCGGCCTGATCATCAGCACTGACAATCAGACGATGGAAACTAAGTTTGAGGCCAGTTTTACAAAAATCACCTTCACGCAACTAACTACTACACCGATAGAGCAGCACTTCAAATCACCGTCGGCAGTCGCTAAATCAAAAACGGCGGGCGTTGCAAATAAGGGGGCGCAGACTCCGGCAGATAATTCGAAGACTGGCAAAAGCGAAAAATCAGCATTGGGGGCCACCATTGATGGAGCCAAATATGTTGGGCAAGCATTATTCGGTAAATAAATATGGATAAGATAACCAACATCACTGACGAGCCTATTCAGCGGCATGTTCTGATTTTTGACCGTGGTGAGGCCGTGATCACTATGCGTTACCTGCCCACGGTAGAAATGTGGAAAATGCGCGTTGAGTACAACGGTGATTACATCGACGGCGTGAAGCTGTCCCTCGGGACTCTACATTTTCGGCACAAGAACTGGCCTTTCGATATTGCGTTACTTTGCGCTGACAATTCCGGCATTGACCCATATCGGGCTGACGACTTCGCCAGTGGTCGCATCGAAATGTATCTGGTCACGCCGGAAGAGATGATTGATATTCGCGGGGGAGACGTGCCGTGATGGATACTTTTTACCGTGACTATCGGCTGACGGTGGGGATCGGCAATCAAGCAGTGATTATCGAGCCACCGATCACCGTGTCATTCAAGGCGCTGGAAACCGTGGACAAGAAGTCACTCGGCAAGCTGAGTGTGTCCATCAACGGGCTAAAGCCTTCCACGCGTCTGCAATTGCTCAAGTCCGAAGATGAAGAGAAGTATATCCCCGTCCGTCTTGAAGTGGGTTATAACGGAAAGCTGCGGCAGGTGTTTCAGGGTTCGGTTAAAAGCGGAGCAGTAAAACGAGAGGGTGCTATCCACATAGTCAGCCTGGAATGTGAAGATGGCGGTCACGACTATATCAATTCCTTCACATCGCGCACGGTGCGCGGTAAGGATCAGGTTGTCGATTCCGTTTTACAGGACATGCCAAACACGAAAAAAGGCTCTGTGACCAAGCAACAGGCGCTTATCAGGCCGAAGGTTCTGGTAGGTAGCTCCAGTAAAATTCTTACCGATACCCTTGCGCCTGACGAGTCTTTTTTCATCAAAGATGAGCGCGTTCACATCCTCAAGGCTAATGAGGTTACATCGGGTAACATTCCAGTCGTGAATGCGCGAAGCGGTCTGCTAAACACCCCGCAAGCCACGAAGATTAGCGCACAGGATGACGGCGGTAAGAAGGGTAAAACGCCAACCAATGAACCTGATACCGATCCGGCGGGCAAAAAAGACTCCGATTCGAGCACTTTAGCCAAGTCATCGAAAGGGCAAATAGTATTCGACACGAAACTGAATCCTACGCTGGTGATCGGTGGGCTTTGTGCTGTTGAAAGTGTAACGAACCCCGTGTTAAACGGGGTTTATAAGATATACCAGATTGAAACGAGTGGGCAGAGCAACGGGGCTGCCTGGTATCAGAAGGTAGTGTGTCAACCTGCCGGAAATTACTCAGTTGTTAGCTGAAGATTTTACTTCTTGCGTTACGTTGGAATTGGTTTTTTCTGATGGATGGCGATCTGAAAGCCAGCCAAGAGCAAAAATAATGACTGCGAGAATAAAAATCTTCTCGCCTATTGAAAACTTCACCTTACCACCGGCACTTTTGAATGCCTTTTTCTCCTCGGTTGATAGTTTTCTGAATTGCTTATGTGTTAACACCATGACCAAAGGGCGAGGTGGTTGAGTATCATCCTGAACATCCTCTAATAACGTTGACTCCGAAAAGAAATCAAGCCGCTCTGGAGCTTGTTCCGCTAGGCTCTCAGCGTGTTTTCCTGTGGAGTTCTTTTGACCCGCGAGCAAGTTTCCACTCGTGTAAGACAAACCGGTACCGGGAATGCCTGCGGTTGCCTTTACCCCTTTTTTACCAACGTTCATGGTAGCACCAGCCTTACCAATTGAAGCGCTAGTTATGCCTGTTTTACCTATGTTTATATGAATGCCTGGTGCAATTTTGATGCGCTGTCTGAATTTGAATCCCATGAGTGACTCTCCTTAGTATTAAACGCTGGCGCGGGTTCGCTCTACGGCGATTAGTATGAGTATTTATCTAGCCATCCATTGAACCCACTCCAGCTGATTTTTATGGGCCTAATTTATGATCGAAGAACTTCACGACACTATCGGCCTGGGTGTTGAATTCGCTCTGGCCGATGTTCACACCATTGTTGTCGCAAAAATAACGTCTGTAAATGACAAAACAATCAGTTGCATTCCCGTTATCAATCGGGTTGTGAAAGGGAGCAGCAAGCAACTCCCAGAGTTCATTGAAGTCCCCCCGGTAATTTTGCAAGGCGGTGATAGTTATATCGCCGAACCAATTGCGGCTGGTGACTATTGCCTCGTCCTTATCTCTGAGCGTTGTTATGACGCCTGGTATGCGGGTAGCGACTTTGTTTCACCACTTGAAATGCGTATGCACGATTATTCAGATGGCTTCGCTCTGTGTGGAGTTAATCCACAGGCTACCGCGATCGCTATCCCTAAGAATAACAGGATGATGAAGGGGGATACTGACCATGAGGGTGATTTAAACCTCACAGGAAATATTACCCAGAAAGAGGGTAAGACGACTCTGGAAGAATGCGATGTTCTAAATATACTCCAATATTCACAGGTAAAGACAGGCGGTAAGTCTGGGGTGTCTGGTTCATTTCGAAGCGATGACGGGAAAACAATCACAGTTACCAACGGTATTGTCACGGAGATCTCATGATTGTTTCAGCACTTGATAAAAATGACGACTGGGGATTTGGGCGCGGGAAGGCAAACTATATAACCGGCGGTGCTGCTATCGCGCAGAAAGCCAAATGCCGGATCCGCTCGTTCAAAAACGATAATCCTCTCAACATGGATGACAACATCGACTGGCTTTACCTGTTATCAGAGAAAAACACCGAGCAGGAGATTCTGCGGGAGATAGAGCGCGTGACGCTGGCGACGGATGGGGTTATGCGCATTACCGCTCTGGCGATGGAGGTCAATAAGGCCACCCGGTCACAAAAAGTCGAACTCAGCATTGAGACCGTCTATGACCAGCAGACGATCACCTTCCCGGTCAACGGAGCGTTGAAGAATGGCACTACAGTTTAGCGACAACGGCCTTGAGACAAGCACTCTCCGGGAGTTATTTCAGGAACTGAGCGACGGATATAAGGGAATTTATGGTCAGGATATCGATTTAGACCAGGAATCTCCCGACGGTCAACGCGTGGCAATCGAAGCTCAGGCTCGGGCAGATATTGAAGCCGCGCTGCAATGGCTTTATTCCCAAATGGACCCCGATTTTAATACTGGTGATATGCAGCAGATTATCGCCAAACTTCACGGGCTTTTCCTTCGCCCTGGCTCCCGGTCTCAGCGAGACCTTAAAGTCACAACAGACAGGCCGGTGCTTCTCTATAGCGGGTACAAGATACGGGACCAGGCAAATCAGGTCTGGGCTATCCGACAGGACGTGACCGTTCCGGCGGGCGTCACAACAGCCACCTTTTTTGCTCAAAACTTTGGGAAAGTTACTGGGCTTGTGAACGACACCTTCACTCAACTCACACCAGAACCAGGGATTGTGAGCATTATCTCTGATTCCGCGGTTGTGGTCGGTCGGGATGAGGAAACGCCTGAAGAATTCAGGCAACGCCGGAACCGGTCACTTGAGAACCCTGCAACAGGTAGCACTGGTGCGGTTTTCGCTAAAGTTGCCCAACTGTCAGGCGTAATTGATCTAAATATCGGTGAGAACGATACGAAAATCGATGATCAAACAACGGGTATTCCTGCGAATTCTATATGGCTTGTCGTGGAAGGTGGTGCGATCTCAGAAATAGTGGAGGTCATGGTCAAACAAAAAGGCGGTGGTACGGGAACGAAAGGCAGCATAACCGGGCGCTACACCGAAACCCTGATTCGGCCTAACGGTACTTCATTTCTTATAGCCCATGAACTTCAGCTTGATCGGCCTATCTACAAGCCGCTTCATATCAGACTAACTGCTCGCCGGAAAATACAAAACGAACCTATAGATATCGATACTCTCAAAAAATCGCTTGTATCACGCACGATGCATATCGGTGAGTCTGTGGACGCCAACGAATTTTATGAGAATGGCTATGGTGTCGGACGGGTGAATTTCGTGCTGACTAATTTGCAAATTAGCAGCAATGGAGTCGATTACACCGATGCTGAGTTATCACCGGGCTTTCAGGGGAAGTTCACCTTGAGTGTGGAAAATATAGACGTTAATGAGGTGCTCCAGTGAATGACGACATCATTAACCGCTATACGCTAATGCTGATTAAGCAGTACTGGGAAAAGAAAAAGGCAAGGTCAGAGATACAGGCCATGCTCCGGCACTGGCAAATCATCGCCGATTTTATTCGTAACCCAGATAACTTTGATCTCGATCGGGTTACCGGATACAGGCTCGATGTGATTGGCCGGATAGTTGGACTTCCCCGCAGCGTGCCTGCTGTTATTGCCCGTGTATTTTTCGGGTTTGACGGACATCTGAATACCGCAGGCTTCGACAGTAAATCTAATGCGGCGTATGTCGGCGCACCTTTCTACGGCAAGTTTTCGCCGGCATATGGTGACTATCAACTGGCTGACAATGAGTATCGCAGGTTCCTTCGGGTCAAAATTGCGCGAAACGCCGCAGGTGCAACGATAGCGTCAGACGATCGAGTCAGCCTGCAGGATGTTATACAGACGGCATTCAACGGCGAAGCTTACGTGACCGACAGAAAAGACATGACGCTTGCGCTGAACGTTTCGCCGCGGGTATCAGTTGAAGAGTTACGCCTGATTGTGAAGCTTGGCCTGCTGCCGAAACCTGCGGGCGTTCGATACGATTATTTTTATCAGGTGACTCCTGGTCTGACATTCGGTTTCTCGCGAAACCCTTCGGCCAGAGGATTCGCCAGCAAGTTTAATACCGCCTACCAGGGCGGTTTTTTTTCGAGGAAAATCCATGTCTAAGATTGCACGATATCAGGGAAATGTTCGGGCTTTTGCCTCTGATGCACAGGGAATGGAAAGAACCGTGTTTGGTGGAACAAATCAGGCGGATGACCTGACCTCGCAGATCACGGCATCTTTCCTTCGCGGATGGGGCATTGTTGGCGCTTCTGAACACCCCTCGCTTGAGGACTTCAATGCGGCAATGTATGCAATGAGTCAGTTCATTGCGTATCAGCACCAAATGGGGGTTCCAGAGTGGCATGCAGAACAGGAATATCATATCGGTTCGATCTGCACACATAACGGTGAATCTTATCAGTCCTTACAAAATGCAAATATTGGTAGCCAGCCGCCATCAGCAAAATGGACTCCTGTATTAACGTCAAAAAACGGTCTCGCAAACCTTGGTCTGGGAGAAGCGGCAAAACGAGGGGTTGGCACTGGGGTAAATCAGATACCAGATATGTCTTCTTTTGTATTCTCTGTATCCGGAGGGGTCAATATTTACCGATTCCCTAACCGAATGTGCATTCAATGGGGGAACAGCAACACGGATGCAAATGGTGGCGCTGTTGTTTCTTTACCCGTAGCAATGTCAGCGTATGTCCCTGTGGTGATTGAAGGATTATCTGGTAGCTGGACAGGTAGCGGTGGGGTGTATGACTTCTTCACGGTATATGGTGCGCAAGTTTCTACAACGTCTTCATTTCTCGCTAAATCATCTTCATATCGTGGCAGTGACGGTAAATTTGTCGCTCAGTCTACTAACTTTAACTGGGTTGTGGTGGGGACTATCTGATGCACACTTTCGTTTATAGCTCAGAACAGAACGCATTCTGGTTCGCTGATAGCACGTCAGCACCTGCTGATGTGGTTTCTGTTGAGAAATCTGTTTTTGAAGAGTTTTGTGTTACGCCTCTGGATGGAAAGCGTCGGGTTGCCGGTGATGATGGCCTCCCGTCATGGGAAGAGATTCCACCACCAACGGCAGAAGAAATTAAAGCCTCGGCAATTGCAGCGGCTGAGCAGCAAAAATCTCAGTTCCTCGCTGAAGCATCAGAAGTTACCAAAGGGTGGCAGATTGACCTGCTGCTTGGCACCATTAGTGATGAAGACAAGGCGAAACTAATTGAGTGGAGAACTTATATCAAGGAACTGGAGGGGGTAGACACCTCCAGTGCGCCAAAGATTAACTGGTCTGAGAAACCGGCGGTGTAGGCCAGACAGGATTTATAGTATCAACCCGCATCAAATCCAGCCTGTAATCCTGCCATTCAATCAAAGCGTCGGCTTCTTCCTCCGTCGCTTTGCCCTTGTCTACGGCGTATTGTCGCCAGGCGATTTCTGAATCCGCCTGAGCGCGCAATTGGGCTTTACGAAACTCATTTTCAGCGATATTTGCAGCTTTCAGTTTGTTTTCATCAGTCACCCAGGCGCTGCCATTCCATTTGTCAAAAGGTGTGGCTGGCGCAAGTGGTGTTGTGTTTTCAGGGTAATCACCAGGGGCTTTCACTTCAATTGGTTGGCCGCTCTCTGTGCTGTAAACCGTTTCGCCGCGATGGTCATCGACTAACTCCCACTTATCGCCGACACGGATTATCGCTTTTCCCGCTTCATCGGCCGGGGGTTCATCAATATATGCACCAGCAGGTAAGCCAGCAGTTGCCGGGATAAACTCATCAATAAAGCCGATATATTCCCCATCAGGTTTTGTCAGATAGCAAACAATCCATCCTGAAGTTTCTGCAAATCCCTGCGCATTAAGCGTGATGTATTCTTTCATTATTGCGCTCTCACGATGTAATTAAATGCCACGCTTTTAACGCGGTTCTCAGCAGCGGTTGGAACTTGAGTCGCAGCATTAATATTTAAGTTTCTGTAGGAAATACTCAGTCCTGTTCCACTCTGCCACGAGGTGATTCCAGTACCGGTGTAGGTAATGACGCCCGTCGCTAAATCTGGGTTTCCTGTATAGACGTTCGCGGCACTGCCAATAATGTTTCGGATCGCATCCCCCTGTTCGCTTAAAAGCGCCCGTCCGGTATCAATACCCCTTCCATCATCCCAGCCACGAATAGTTTGCGCACGTAAGTCGGGCAAGACTCCGGACGGGTACGCAAGGGCAAGCTTAGGGTTTGCAACCTTATCAAATGTTGCACCGTTCATTTTCAGAAAGCCGGTCGGCGGTGTTGCCAGCGGCCAGGGAATTGGAGTCCCAACCGGGAGCATAGAGCCTTCTCCCAGACCAAGGTTTTTGAGAAACTCTGAAACATCAGCAATGTCTTTTCCATTGGCTGCCTTGTCCATCTTTCCGGCAAGCGCATTTGTCATGGTGGTGGCAAAATTAGGATCGTTTCCCAGCGCCGCCGCCAGTTCGTTAAGCGTATCGAGTGCAGCTGGAGAAGATGCCACCAGTGCAGCAATTGCCGCCTGCACAAAAGCCGTGTTAGCAAGTTGCATGGAATTATTGCCTGCCGCTGCCGTCGGTGCTTTTGGCGTACCAATGAATGTCGGACTGGCTTTTGGCGCATATTGCGTATGCGGATCTGCAGCAGCAAGATGTTTTGCCATCAGATCATCCACATACACCTTAAGCTCCAGCACCTTGTCATCCACATATTTGCGGGTTGCCAGAACCACAGCAGGGTCAATTTTCAGGATGATGTTATCTGTGCTGCTGGTAATCAGCACCATGCGTACGGTCTGCGTGCGTCCGCTGCCCTCAACGAGCTGCGGCTTATAGCTTTCCGGGCAATTCCCGACGGCAATCAGTGCGCCGTTTTCATCAAACAGGCCGACTTCACGAATCCACCACCCGCCCTCATTTTCCGGGATCACCTGCTCAGCAATAATCTGGCTGCTGTTCTGTGGGTCGATATACAGCATATTCAGCGCTGCGCGGCGTTCCTCAGCCACTAACGCGGTCTGTTGCGCGTTGGGTGTGGGCAGCACACCGCCACCGCTGCCCACCGCCATATGGGTAATTTTTAGTGGGACACCGAGCGCGGCGGCGCTTGCCAGTTTCGCCGCGCCGATATCCGTCAGCAGGGTATAAAATTTTGCGCTCATGGGTTCACTCTCATTGTGTCGATAACATGGACGGCGCCGCCCTCGTAGGCAGTGCCACCGGAAATGATGGTTTCGTTGATATACGGGTAGATCGTGATTTCTTCGCCGGTATAAGTGGCTGCACCCACAAAATACGGGCCGCCTGTCTGCAGGTTGATGGACATGCCAACCAGATGACGGCTGCACGGTTTGGCATCACCGATCAGACGCTCCAGCTCCAGATAGGTTTCTTCTGTTATGCCCTGGTCCTGCACGCCAATATCCAGACGGAACGTCCCCGGCGTTTCGCCAGTCTGCCACCACTCAATGATGCGGATCAGAAAGCCGAACGGCTCCACCACGCGCCGCACGGCGCTGGTTGTCCCCTTGTGCTGATGGATATAAAACGCGTCCTGCACAACGCGGCGCTTGACGCTTTCTGTCCAGCTTTCATCCCAGCGGTCAACAGAAAACGCCCAGGCCAGATAGGGCAGGAATCTGATCGGACAGGTTGCCGGATTCCACAAATCACGCAGCGATACCTGCAGATCGGAAATCCCGCTGCAGGTCTGCGCCAGTCGGCGCTCAAGCGGCGACGAACCCGGCGGCAACAGACTATTCATCCGTGCCCCCGTTGGTAACGCTCCATTCGGTACAGGATGCCGCCTGCGTCTTATCCAGCACCACATCCTCCAGAGGGGACGCCAGTTCCACACGCTGGACACCCTCCACGTGCAACGCGGCATAAATGGCGCTGCGGCGGATATCACGTCCCAGCCGTGTCTGACTGGCGATGTATTTCTGCAGGCTGGCTTTTGCCTCTGCCATCACCGGCTCAGCCTCCGGCCCCGGATAAAGGAATATCGTCGCATCCACGTTGTACGGAATAATTTCAGCGCTGCGCACCGTCAGGCGGTCTGCCACCGGACGCACCTTTTCACTGTTAAGCGCCTGCTCAACCACCGCCAGCAGGTCAGCCCCTGCCGTACCGTCACCCTCACGGCTCAGCACGGTAAGCACCACCTCTGCCGGTGCCGGACTGGTTGCGCTGGCATCAGCCACCCGCCCGTCGGCACTTCTGGCGTGGAACTCATAGGCTCCCGTCGGCCCTGCAACGGACAGCCCCTCAAATGCTGCAGGAATGCGCTGGCGTAATGCTTCATCACTTTCCATCACTGCGGCGACCGGCGGCACCGCGTCATTATCTGCAGGGACTACCGTCAGGCGCTTCACGTTGCAGTTGCCTGCCAGTTGTTCAAGGTCATTTCCCATGGAATAGGCCACCATGACCGCCTGCGCAGCCTCATTAATTCGCTGACGCAGCAGGATTTCGCGGTAAGTATTTTCCTGCAGCAATTTGGTGACAGGTTCTGACTCCAGCGCTAACGTGCGCATAACAGCCTCCTGTTCATCAGCCGGATGGAGGGCCACAAAGGCGGCCTTGCGTTCTGCCAGCAATGCCTCAAAGTCCGGCACGTCCACAATCTGCGGCGGCGGTAGCCGGGAAAGGTCAATGACTGCCATTGTCTGCTCCTGTTGATACGGAAAGGGAAACCGGTGCGCCGTTATTGCCGTGTCCGGTAAGTTCAACCACCATAGAGCCGTCAAAATTGCCGTTGATGGTGATGGAGTCCAGCGTAAGTCGCGGCTCCCAACGGTTCAGCGCCACATAGACCGCAGACATAATCTGCAGGCGCAGCGCCGGGTTCTGCGGCTGGTCAATCAGGGCAGACAGCAGGGAGCCATATTCCCGGCGTGCAAGACGGCTGCCCTGCGGCGTCAGCAGAATATCCCGCACCGACTGGCGCAGATGGTCTGTATCTGCAATGGTCTGCCCGTCATTCCTGCTCATACCGATATACAACGTCATACCGGCCCCCGCGTGTTGTCGCCACCTTTCAGAACGCCAGTATGCTCATGGTCATCAACTACGATCCCGTTAGAACTCATTGCGCCGCCGCCCTGAGTGACGCCGCCGTTGATCACCACCTCGCTGTTAATGCGCGTGGTGTCAGCCTCCACCACAAACTCACCGGTTTTGTAGGTGACACTGTCTGATGCCTCGATCACCATGGATTTGATGCCCCTGACATGCCACCGTCCGGTGGCGGGTTCATACTCAAACCATCCCCCGTCCGGGTACTCCGTCACGCAGCCGTCCACGGAATCCGACGGTGGCGGAAACTGATTGGAGTAGATAGCGGGCAGCACAAAAGCGGTTTCCAGATTGCCGCCCATGCTCAGCACCACCACCTGCTCATCCGGCGACGGACACCACCATGTACGGGCACCACCGGCGCGCAGCGTCAGCCAGTTAATCCAGTTAGTTTCAAGCTCGCCCACTTTCACCCGACACAGCCACTTTTTCCGGTCCACTTCGGTCACAGTGCCGGTGCGGATCAGATTGGTGATAAGGCGCATAATTTCGGTCAGTTGTGCATTCATAACGAAAGGTTGCCATCAGAGGGAAAAGGGAGGCAGCGCTGGCGCTTGTACCAGCGGTGGCACAAAGATCACCCCGCCAGCCAGCGCAGCAGGGTGTCACGGGTGACGGTTTCCACTTCTTCATTCACGCCCAGCAGGCGGCGCTCTGCGTAGCGGACCTCCGGGCCTTTTCGGCTGACGCGATCCCGCAGGCCGTAATGGTGAACACGGGCAATGCGCTGCACCTTGCCATCAAACTGCACGCTGGCGGAGTCCGCACTGGCGGTGGTTTTCAGGTATTTTGTGGTGCGAAGCTTTGCAAACATCTGGCGTTTGATGCGTCCCTTCTTGCTGCGGGCAGTCACCCGGCGCGGCTCATAGCCGCTACCGTCAGGATTACGCTGCAGCCTGATGTTCTGCTGCTGCGTCCGGCGCAGCTGTTGCGCCAGTTGCCGCATCATACGGCTGCGCGCGGCAGGCTCCAGATTCGCCAGTAGCGCCGTCAGCCAGTCATCCACCCTCTGCAGTTCATCCACGTTTCACCGTCCACATTTCTTCGGGTTCGTCCGGCTCCGGCACCGCTTCAACGCTTGACACGCTGCCGTTAGTGCTGACCAGCACGCGCTCCGTCAGTTGCAGGTTCAGGCTGATATCGCACACATCGTTGCGCAGAATATCCACTTCAAAGGTGAACAGTTTTTCGCGCAGCTCCGGGTTATTGATAGCATCCGGCTGGTTGTCACTTAGCCACAGCAGCACAGGAGCCATCAGCAGATTCTGGTCGCCGCTGAAATCCTCGATCACCACGTTCAGGGTGTAGCGGTATTCCCATGACATGGAGCTGGCACCGGTTGCCACCATTGAGCCGTTATCAACGAAAAGGTGCAGCTTGTCCGGGTTGTCGCGGACATAAGCAACCGCTTTATTCAGGGCGCTGCGTAAGGACTGCGGTTTGTTCACTGTCTCGCTCCTGACACGCAATAATCGTGTCCACTTTGTCAGCACAGACCGCCCAGGCGGCCTCGGTTTCATCCAGCACCGCGTTCAGATCGCCGTTACTGCGCGGCGCTGACCTTTCCAGACGGCACTGCGTCACTCTGGGACAGCCACTCACGGTAAGCTGCACCTCCGGCGAGGGCCGGACGCTCCCGCAGCCGGATAATGTCAGCAGGCAAAGGAGTATCAGCCCAGCGGCGCAAATCCTCATTTTCACGTTTCAGTTCCTCGATCCGGTGCTGGCGGCTGCGCAGAAGTGCGGTGGTCTGTTCCGCTGCCGCATAAAGCCGCGCCTGCTCCCGGCTGTTGGTTTCGGCCAGAATGGACAGGCCGATCAGCTGGCTGTTTTTCTTCGTCAGCTCCTGCGTTTTGCTTTTCAGCACCGCGCCCTGCGTCTCGATGGTGTGGCTGGCATTGTTAAGCCGCCACGACTGCCAGCCCAGCGCCGCAAGTGCCAGCGCCAGAACCACTGCCAGTAAACGATTCATTCCCGCAATGCCTTTAGCTCATCTTTAATTGCTAAGCTCATGGCAACTGTAAAAACACAAACCATCCCCGTGAGCTTCCATCCGGCAAGCAACATGACAAAGGCAAGAACGAGGCGCTGATACCAGGCGAGAGGCACTTTTTCCATTAGCCCCAGCACCCTGCTCAGCAACTGACGGACGCGTAGCCGGTCACTCCCTGTCAGCGTGCAGGAGTACAACCCAGCAAAACAGACCAGTGAAAATGCGGCATACTCAAACCACATAATCAGCGCCAGTGGAAAAAGCGCATGAGATGTGGGGAAATTCACATCAACCATTACAAGAAGCGCCAGAACCGAAAGCGGCAGCCAGTAACTTTTTAACCATTTCATTTCGCTATACTCCTTTTAAGCACCAGGCCATTTCCCGCGCGCGGCGGTTGTCCAGCCCCTGATTAAACACACCTTTGACATACACCCAGCGCGGCAGCTGATGGCAGGCATCTGCCCAGCGCCGCTGGTTCAGCAACTTAACCAGCGTGGAGCTGCAGGCGTTGCCGGTGCCCACGTTGAAAGTAAACGACACCACCGCGTCATAGACCTTTTGCGGCATCGGCTGCACCACACATTTATCCAGCGCCCTCTCTACACGCAGCACATTGGTGATAAGTCCCTGCGCCGCCTGCCGTTCCGTGATGGTTTTTCCCGGCACCACACCGGACGTATTGCCGATCCCGTCAGTCCACACGCCCGCGCTGCACTGATAAGGCTGCAGGCGGCATCCCTCGTAGTCGGCTATCAGTTTCAGCCCCTCAACGGAGGTATGAAGCGACTGGAAACCGGGCAGCGTGGCGGCGATAGCCAGCACCGCCCCAACAAGGCAGCGCTTAACGATTGAAGGATTCATATTCCCCCCGCGAAATTTTGCCGCCACGTAACAATTTGAAAGACTGGTGTTTGTAGTACCAGTTGATAGCCAGCATCAGCACACCAATCAGTACGCCACCAACCGTTGACGCATCCTTGAGCGACAGATCGCCCAGCCATGCCAGCAGCACGGCGATGCAGTAAGTGATAAAGGCGCTGATTCGTTCAAGCGTCATAATTCAGTCCCATAGCTGGACGGTCTGCGCCGTGGTTGACGCCGTAATGTCCGGCAGCTCCACCTGCAGCCCGTGCGGTAAAAATGGGCCGTACTCAGCCAGCCCCGGATTTGCCTGCAGAACCTGCTCAGTGACACCCTGCGTGCGCCCGTAATGACGCCAGCAAAGCGCGTCCACCGTGTCATACTGATGCGCACGCACTTTCATCAGATAAGCTCCACCGTACAGTGCGGCGCATCCTGCACCCGGCTGATAGCCCAGCGGGCATCACGCCACAGATCGCCGCTAGCCTCCGCCAGCTCCTCCCCTCGCTTCACGCCTGACGCCGTGGCGTCATAGTCCTGATAACGCTCATTGAGCACAGCACGCGCCCAGCAAAAAACGGCGTTGTGGTAGTGCCGGATACGCTCGCTTTTGCCGTCCAGCATATCCGCCGGAACCTCAGCCAGTGCCCGGTAGCCCAGCAACTGCTGGCGGTTGCGGAAGTCGTACAGCTCAGCGTTAACCTCAGAAATAGCTGTCAGCACAACCTGCTTTAAACGCGGCTGCGTCACCGTGCCGTCAGTTCGCATCACACTGCGAAATTCCGACAGGTCCACATCAGGCCAGAACGGCGTATTTTTGATGACCTCCGCCTGTTCCGGCACCTGTTCGGGCGCAACAAACTTCATGCGGCTTTCTCCTGAATAAGTGGGCGGTGGACGGAATTTTGATGTGGCAGTGCCTTTCGCCATCCCGTGCCGCCCGTGCGCGGGGCACGTTCTTTAGCGGCTGTCATTGCGCAGTCTGCGCTCCAGCTGCTGCTTTTCTTTTTTCACACCGCAGCGGGGATCAAGCTGCAGCGCATGGGTAAGGTGATTCAGGGCAGACGCCGGGTTGCTTTCGCTCAGTACAGCGCCGATGGCTTTATGCAGGCGCGCCCGCGACTGGTCCGGCATATCCAGATCGGTTGTCAGGTCCAGCGTCTGCAGAAGCAGACCGGCATCAAAACCGGCAGCAGCAAGCAGAGCGCTTTGCGCCGCGTCTGCCATTTCTTCTGCCAGCACGGTCTGCACGTTACGGTTGCCCAGCGGCATAACCCAGCCATGGCGCAGCGCATGACGCCCGATTTCCAGCGCACCGGCATAATCACCGGCGTCGATACGCCACAGCATCACGTACATCAGCACGTCATCCTGCTGCGCGCCTTCGGCAGCCAGCACGCCCTCTGCCCAGGCAGAATATTTCGGCAGCAGCTCCACCTTGATTTCCGCCTTTTTCACCGTGGACTGGATGCCTTTAAGCCTGCGGCGATCTTCTGCCAGCTGCAGCAGCATCAGGTCATAACCCGACGCATGGCGAACACTGCCGCCCTCACGGGCGGCCTGTTCGGCCTGAATGCGCAGGCGGTGCTGCCGTGCGGGACTCAGGCTCATGCGTTACTCTCCGTTTCCTGTTTCTGCTGCAGGCGGGGTGAAATCACCGATTTCGATGTTTTCCACCAGTGCCGCGCAGCGGTAGTCCTCGACCACATACGCCTCGTTGACGGATTCAAAGTTTTCAATCCGGTCGCGTTTCGGGTTGTCGATAACTGAACGGCGGCGGGTGTCTTCCTGCCAGTAGATGGACAGGTTATCCAGACGGGTGATCAGCAGGGCATTTGCCGGGAAGAAAGGCGCGCGCACAGCCTGCAGGCCGCCCATGCGTTTCTGGCTGATGATCAGATCGGCGGCGATTTTCTCGCTGTTGTCCTGCTCTTTGTTGACCAGCGGGAAATACTTGTCAGACAGCAGTTCACGTCCGCAGACAACAACCAGTTCGTCATCATCCTGATACTCCACATCGATCAGCTCGTTGACGGTATCCATCACCACCGCGTCAAGATTTACATACTTACCACCCGGACCTACTTTTACCGGTTCTGCAGTAGTGGTGCCGTCTTCTGCGGTTTTGCTGCCCATGACGTGATCCGGCGCGTCTTCGCGGATTTTCTGCAGCCAGCCTTTATTGACGTCCTGCAGCAGCGGGTTTTCAGCACGGTTGGAGGTTTTGGCGCGCTTCACGCCGTTAAAACCGATCATGATGCGGTCCAGCGCCTGACGCTTGACGATGGCGTTGCGAATACGCACCTGGAAGTCCTGGAATTTCGCCCACAGGTCCAGTTTTGCGTAGGTCAGCACCGTATCAAAGTTGGTCTGCTCGCATTTGTATTCCACGTCTTCCATCAGCGTCGGATCGGTAGGCTCACGCTCTTTGGTGGTGGTATCGGTGGTTCCGGCAATGGTGCTGCCCACGCCCAGCCCCAGCAACTGTCCTGACTGCTCAGTGACCGGCGTGATGTTAATCAGCGTCAGGAAAGCGGCGGACTGCTGGATCTGGTCTTCCAGCGTCTGCTGCACGGACGGCTCCACGGTAAACTTGCTGGACAGTTCTTCAACTTCCACACCGTTCAGGCGCGCCAGTTGCTGCAGGTAAGCGTTAAAGGCAAAGCGGGTTTTCTTTTTCATCGGGTTTTATGCTCCATCAGCAATTGGTCAGGGTGCCTGCCGGTGCGTCACCGCCCGGCGCGCGCTGGCGGTAATCTTTGCGGCTGTCTTCACGGCTCAGCTGCTGCTGTAACTCGGCAAAGGCGGTCTGCTGCTCCTGCAGGGAGGACTCCAGCTCAGAAAGGCGCTGGTCCTGATCGGACAGGGATTTATCAGTGCGCTCGCTCAGGATCTGCTGCTCAGTAGCGACCAGCTCCACGGCTTTATGCACATCAGAGAATCGCGCATCGTCGGTCTGCTCTTTTTTGGTGAACAGCGCGGTGACGCGGGCAAAGAGGGACGGCTTTTCGTCCAGGGCTTCTTCCAGTTCAATCAGCGTTTCAACCGCTTCCGAAAACAGGTTTTCAGGGTTCAGCTTACGGTTTGCCAGCGGGTTATGTGCTGCACTGGCGCTGAAAGCCAGCATTTCGGTGCCCAGGCTCGCAGGATCGTCCGTCGCACCCAGCCCCACAAGATAGGCTTTGCCAGTGTCGGCAAACTTCGTGCTGACCTCCATGGAGGTGAAAAGCTTCTGGCCTTTCTTCACCAGTTCCACCAGGGCGTCCGTGGGTTCGATATCGGCATAAAGCGCCATCTTGCCCGCCAGCGGGCCGTCCTTGATTTCTTCTGCAACCAGCCCCGTCACCCTGCCGTAGCGGTTAAAGGTGCTCTCCGGCAGATAAGACTTGATGTGCTCAAGGTTAATCAGCGCGGTATAGACCGTCGGGTTGTAGCTGGCAGCCATCTGTACCAGCCATTCACGCTGGATCTCGCGCCCGTCAGTGGTGGCACCTTCCACCCCGATACGGAAACGCTTTGCTTTCACTGTCATGAGCCATGCTCCGTTAGAAATAACTTACTGGAGCCTTATGTTTGCGGTGATGGGGGGAGTGAGACAACGCGCTGTATTTGTACGGTAAACCACACAAAACGCAGCCGGGGAACTCCGCCATACAAGGCCGTATGTTTGGGCCATGAACACGACACTGACCCCCGCAGACCTCGATCCCCGTCGGCAGGCCATGCTGCTGTACTTTCAGGGATACCGCGTAGCCCGCATTGCTGAAATGCTGGGCGAAAAAGTTGCAACCGTTCACAGCTGGAAAAAACGCGACAAATGGGGTGACTATGGGCCGCTGGATCAAATGCAGCTCACCACCGCCGCACGTTACTGCCAGCTCATCATGAAGGAGCAGAAAGAAGGGAAAGACTTCAAGGAAATTGACCTGCTGGCGCGCCAGTCAGAGCGCCATGCCCGGATCGGAAAATTTAACGATGGCGGGAACGAAGCTGATTTAAACCCGAAAGTTGCCAACCGTAACAAAGGGCCGCGCCGCCAGCCGGAAAAGAACGTTTTCACCGATGAACAGACCGAAAAGCTGGAAGAAATCTTCCGCAACGGCATGTTTGAATATCAGCGCCACTGGTGGCAGGCAGGCGTAAAACACCGCATTCGCAACCTGCTTAAATCACGTCAGATTGGGGCAACATACTTTTTTGCCCGCGAAGCGCTGATTGATGCCATCACCACCGGGCGCAACCAGATCTTCCTCTCAGCCAGTAAGGCGCAGGCGCACGTCTTTAAGCAGTACATCATCGACTTTGCAAAAGAGGTGGATGTTGAGCTGAAAGGCGACCCGATGACGCTCAGCAACGGCGCGTGCCTGTACTTTCTCGGCACCAACGCCCGCACGGCGCAGAGCTACCACGGCAACCTGTACCTGGATGAATATTTCTGGATACCGAAATTCCAGGAGCTGCGCAAGGTGGCCTCCGGGATGGCCATTCACAAGAAATGGCGACAAACCTACTTTTCCACGCCGTCCAGCCTGACCCACAGTGCCTATCCGTTCTGGTCCGGCGCGCTGTTTAACCGGGGCCGCGCCAAAGCGGACAAGGTGGATATTGACCTGACCCACAGTAACCTTGCGCGCGGCCTGCTCTGCCCTGACGGACAGTACCGCCAGATCGTCACCGTGGAGGATGCGGTGCGCGGCGGCTGTAACCTGTTCGACCTCGACCAGCTGCGCATGGAGTACAGCCCGGACGAATACCAGAACCTGCTGATGTGCGAATTTATTGACGATCTGGCGTCAGTATTCCCGCTCAGCGAACTGCAGGCGTGCATGGTGGACAGTTGGGAAGTCTGGACCGATTTTCAGGCGCTGGCGCTGCGCCCGTTTGGCTGGCGAGAAGTCTGGATCGGTTATGACCCGGCGAAAGGTACGCAGAACGGTGACAGCGCAGGCTGCGTGGTTATGGCACCGCCCACTGTACCGGGCGGGAAGTTCCGTATTCTGGAGCGACACCAGTGGCGCGGGATGGACTTCCGCGCCCAGTCTGACGCCATTAAAAAACTGACGCAGCAGTACAACGTGACCTATATCGGCATCGACTCGACCGGCGTCGGTCACGGCGTTTACGAGAACGTAAAAGCGTTCTTTCCCGCTGTCCGGGAGTTTGTCTACAACCCCAATATTAAAAACGCCCTGGTGCTCAAAGCATACGACATTATCAGCCACCGCCGTCTGGAGTTTGACGCCGGGCACACCGACATTGCGCAGTCCTTTATGGCTATCCGCCGCGCCACAACCGCCAGCGGCAACCGCCCTACCTATGAAGCCAGCCGCAGCGAAGAAGCCAGCCACGCAGATTTGGCCTGGGCAACGATGCACGCACTGTTTAACGAACCGCTGCAGGGCGAATCCGCCAATACCAGCAATATTGTGGAGATTTTTTGATGAGTGAACTCGGTAATATCAGCAACACAGCAACATCTGATGGCATTGAGCAGACAGGCACATCCACCAGAGCCGAGGCATTCACTTTTGGCGATCCTATCCCGGTGCTGGACCGCCGAGAGTTGCTGGACTATGTGGAATGTGTGCAGATAGACCGCTGGTATGAGCCGCCGGTAAGCTTTGACGGACTGGCGCGAACCTACCGCGCCGCCGTGCATCACAGCTCACCAATAGCGGTTAAGCGCGACATTCTAAGCAGTACCTACATTCCGCACCGCCTGCTCAGCCAGCAGGCTTTTGCCCGTTTCGTTCAGGACTATCTTGTGTTCGGTAACGCCTATCTGGAAAAGCGCACCAACCGACTCGGCGGCGTTCTCTCGTTGGAACCAGCACTGGCGAAATATACACGGCGTGGTGTGGATCTCGATACCTACTGGTTTGTTCAGTATGGCCTGACCACACAGCCTTATGAATTTACACGTGGCAACGTCTTCCATCTGATGGAGCCGGATATTAACCAAGAGATTTATGGGTTGCCCGGCTATCTCTCCGCTATCCCATCAACACTCCTCAACGAGTCCGCAACGCTATTTCGCCGTAAGTATTATATCAACGGCAGCCATGCTGGCTTCATAATGTACATGACTGATGCAGCACAGAATCAGGAGGATGTGAACAATATCCGCCAGGCAATGAAAAGCGCCAAAGGACCTGGCAACTTCCGCAACCTGTTTATGTACTCCCCCAACGGGAAAAAAGATGGTATCCAGATCATTCCGTTGTCCGAGGTTGCTGCAAAGGATGAATTTCTGAACATCAAGAACGTGAGCCGCGATGATATGCTGGCAGCACACCGCGTACCGCCGCAAATGATGGGGATTATTCCCAACAATACAGGCGGTTTTGGTGATGTAGAAAAAGCCAGTCGCGTATTTGTCCGCAATGAGTTAATCCCCTTGCAAAAACGTTTGCAGGAATTAAATGACTGGCTTGGGGAAGCAATAATTACATTTTCTCCTTATGAATTGGGTGATGATGTAAAATAATTGCCGTTCTACCCTCTATTTTTTCTTCTATCCTCACGTCTTGCTTTTGCCTGAACAAGGCGTTGAGGTTCAGTATATAAACGTTCCAACAATATATAAGTGAACTCTTCAAGATCCTCTGCAGCCGCGTAATCTAAAACTCCTTCATGCGCGCCGTCATTGCCATCATCTTTTACACATTCAGCCAAGTCTCTTAAAGTCTCTGGCAACCGCTGATTATCAAACAACCAATTCATTCTTAACCCTAAGCTTCGCCGTATTTTTTGATTTGGTTCAGCATCTTCCTTGGGTAATAAGTCCTTTGTTGCATAATCCAAACATAACCTAAACATAGTTCCTGCTGCGTTATAGCAACCAATAGCTAAACACTTAGAACCTTCTACAAAAGCTTCATGTATATGCTGAGGCAAAAATTCTGGTGGTTCTCCTGCATCTAAATCTGCTGGACTAATTGGACGTTTTACTTTTGCAATATCAGTTAACTTAAATAAGGCCATGCCCCAGTTAATACTGCTAAGATCACGCCCCCGTTCTAAACTATCGCAAATATATATTGTGGTTTTCTTACACTCCCTGCATACACAATATACTTCATATTCGGGTAAATTTTCGCCGGAAAATGTTTCATACGTACCACAGCAGTTAGCCCCTCGAACATCAAATGCTATTTTTTGCGCACCGCACCTTGGGCAATTTTCCACTAACATAGCCATGCAACAGATCTCCTTGAAATGGTGATTATTTATATATTGTAAATACCATAAATTCTTACTGACAACCATGAGCGCGCGCTCGTATCCCCGCCACGCCTGCCCGCTTTATGCATCGCTTTTCATGCGCTGCATGACATGAGAAAAAACCCGCCATTACTGGCGGGCTTCATCGAAAACGATCTTCAAACGATCATGCGGATTCATGCGGCATAACGCATGAAACTATACCTCAGGAGGAAGAGCAATTTGTGGCTGCTGCAATACCCGAGACTGGCCAACAAAAAGCTTCTCTGAAATGATGTACTCACGCAATATTTTAAGCCGCCTGTAGTAGGCCATTACAGCACGTAATTGTTGTAGAGGATGGGCACCGATCAAATCAAACTGAGCTTGATAACTTGACCATCCCAAACATCTAAAAAATATTCTCACACGCTTACGCAGATTTTCTGTGGTGTCATTATCGATATTTCTAATTTCAATGCCACCATCTTCATCAAAACCTGATAGCCCATGTTCTCTGAAGTATGTATATGTATTTTTATACATTTTCTCCAAGCGGTCATAAATTAGCTCATTCTCCACACGTTCAGATGCGTCTTGAACACTTTGGGCCAAATCTGGAAGTAAATTTAACTCAATATGTCCCGGCGAATTATATTGAAGAGAACTAATCTCTGGTCGATGCAAAACGGGAATAACACTTTTCAACCCTGAAAATATATTAACTGCTGATATACCACCAGTCCAATTCCCCATCAAGCGCAACATGGTATTTCTAATCGATAACCGTCCTAAATGGGCCAGTCCGTAATGGAAAGAATAAAGCTGTTCAAAAACTTTAGGTATTACGGATAAATCATTTATAAACAACTGATTATCTAAGCCAAGCATATAACTGGAAGTACGTTCTTGCTTCAACAGCAATGCATCATCAGTACATATCTCTTCATACAAATATGAATCTTCATCAGGCATGTATTCATCAGGAAAACTATCAACATGCAGAATGCTATAGTTTTTCCTTCCAGTTTCCGCATAATGATTGCAAATATAAGTATATTCGCTTGACTGTATAATCTCCCTTAAGCTCATTCTTTGATTAAGATAAGAGTCCAAAGTAGATCTTGATACCGGGATTAAGCACCAACGATTAGCCCGCTCAGAATTATCAAGCCATACATAAAGAGCATCTTTATACCCACTCCCTCTAAACAAACAAATGAGTGGGCCATCGAAATATACAAGGTCAGAGTACCAAGAATAATCCCCGACAGTTGACGCATTTATTCTTCTAGCATCTAATCTTATCATGGCAATGCTCGTATTACTTGGAATCCGTTGGCGAAATCCGCATCCACATAAGGATGAAAATCAAAGTGACCTTTTCTGTTAGCAGGCATACATTTACCATCACTACAGGTTACTAAACCCCTTGCTAGGTGATCGCCAATAGCTTTTCTTATATTTTTCATATTTTTAGCTAACATAGTATAGGCTCTTGTGGCCTGGACCTCTGATTCATACATAGACAACGCCCACATAGAACACTCCTGAGCGTCGTCGGAAGCAATTCTCTGCGGTGATCTTCTTTTCGGAGGCCAAAAACAATTGTCAGTTATAGGATTCAGTGTAAAACGCCAGCATTCTTTATCACACTCTGTCGCTTCAGCTGGAGGGCATTGTGGTACGAGCGCACTTATGTGCTGGCTGTATAGGTATTCGGCGGCTACGTGCTGTTCTATATCTTCTTCAACCAATTCGATTTGCATTGCTTGAACAATTTCATCAACTTGATTTTGCTGTGCATTTTCAAAACCAGGCATCGGTTAAACTCCTTTTCTGCCTATTCTGTTTTTTTATTTTTATCAATCATAAACGCTATGTCTTGTTTTACAAGAATTTAAGACGAGATTGTTAAGAACTTAACACATCAAAAATCAATTTTTCGCTCACAAACTTGTAGAAAATACCTACAAGTTTCGCTTATATCAACCTCATGCGACTCTGCATGAGGTTAAGATTTGCCACTAAATCAATACCTAATGCCAGCTCTCATCCTCCCAGATCTGCTGTAAAAATTCCATCACTCGCTTTTTGTCTTCATCCAGTTTTAACCCGCTCAGTTCAACACCATTGGCACTGCCCTTACGGATACGAATTGCTGTTTTGGGATACAGAGGGCGCAAATTACGGTAAAGCTCGGATTCAAGGGCTTCCAGTGTGGCCTGGCTAATCTTCTGCTCTTTATCGATCATTATTTCAATGCGCATACAGATTCCCTTTAACTGGTAACGTCCATTGACCGGCTGTATTCATGGCTGCGAATTTTCGCCATCAACTCGTCTGTCAGTTCGGACACCCACTGGATAGCCAGCCGCTTTTCTTCGTCGCTGCATTCACTAGCCGCTACAAGCTTGATAAAAAAATCAATACGCTGGAGCTTCAATGACTCCAAAAGATAGTCCTGCATCTTCCCTCCTATCATTACATGGATACACAATACTGTATATATACCCACTGTTTATACATACAGTATAGTAGAGACGAAAAAATGTAAAACTCTTTTTTGTCAGTTAATTGGATGTACTGACGCCAGTCAATAAAGCACGGAATGTTAAACAGCAGCCTTAGTACCATTGACGCCATTTGTCATCTTCCTGTAGCCTCTGGTTACGGTAAAAAATACGTAAACCGGCACCGGATGGAATGCTGCCGCCACGCAGAAGCAAATCAATCTCAGATGCACTACCTTCAAATCCTCTGGAACTCAGCTCTGCCTCAAGCTGCAGGCGCTGCTGATCCGAAATACTCTGCATGTATGCTTTTTTCCGCTTCGGTTTTACCAGTCTCAACCTGGCTGTCAGCTCCCGCCGTTCCTTCTGGCCCATGTTGTGGAGATATTCCTGCAACTCCTTCTCATCCATAGTTTTAATATCAGGTACCCCCCCTGATTTGTTCAGATTTTCAACAGGGGGACAGTTATTGCCACGAGTCCAAGGGGCGCAAGCGCCCTGGTCGGCTGCCGCCTCCTGAACGTCAACGGCCTTACGAACCTTTTTCCACTTCATCGCGTGCGTGCAAATCTTGCCCTCTACAATCGGGGACCAGATGCCATAGATACGGATACCGTGATCGCCGTAGGCGCTCGGTTCGTCGTTAAGCTCATAAGCCGTGCGGACAAGGTGATGTTTGCGGGGAACCAGTACACCGCCCTGCTTCATGATGTAGGTGGCAAAGCAACCCGCATCTGCAGCTGCCAGTACCGCATCCAGACGCGGGTTATCCAGTACCGGCGCACCCGCTTTGCGTTCGCCCTGTACTCTCGCCGCCTGACCAGCCAGCAAGCGCAGCTCGCGGTATGCCTGGCGCCCCGGAATACCAAAGAAACGAAATTGCTGGACACGGTGCAGTGACGCCCAGGCGCTGACATGCTCGGCGCTGTCACGCAGTGATCTGCCGGTTTCTTTGCTGATCTCTTTAGCCAGCCCGCGCCCGTCGATGTTCTTACTAATGTATTTGGCGATGTAGCTTGTCGGTGTGCCCTTGCGCGGGTTGATTAGCTCGGACTTGAAGCGCGGTCCGGTATTGGTGCCCAGCTCCTCGCGGTCTTCACGGATGGCAAACTTACGCAGCAGCGCGGTGATGGAACGACGGTCTTTTTTGCGCATAAAGCACAGAAGATGCCAGTGCACAGTGCCGTCATGGTGCGGCTCTGCAACGCGGACGCCGTACCAGCGCAGCCCGGCTTTGTGCATGGCCTTGCGGAAAGCGGCGAATGTATCAACCAGATAGTCACTACTCTGCCGGACCGTGGCGCTGGTCCATTTCGGATTAGGTCTGCCATTGTTGAGGGTTGCGTGGAAGCGTGACGGGCAGGTGATGGTATAGAACACCGCGCAGTCTCCGCGCATTTCCGCGATAAGTTCCAGCCCTTTAACACAGGCCATCATTTCATTACGGCGGTGTGCAGGGTTACTGTTGCTGGCATTCACCACGTCTTCCATGTCCAGCGTGTCACCGTCTTCGTTTACCAGCTCATGCGAGCGGAAGAACTCCAGCGATTTGCGGCGCTGCTCGCGTTTGTGGATCACAGCTTCATAGCTGACATACGGGGACGCTTTCTTGTTGACCAGGCAGACGGCGCGCAGCTGCTCCTCCCGCCACTCGCAGCGCATCTGCCACAATTTGCGATACCACCAGTCCGCACACAGCATGCGCGCCAGCGACGGTGGGATCAGTTCATAAGGCACTGGCTTGCGGCGACGCTTTTTGCGGCGCAACTTCTCAAAGGCAGGCGGGATGACCTCAAGGCGCATGGCTTCTGCAGCAACCCTTTCCCATGCCTGGCGGATTTCTTCTGGTTTAACATCGTCACTGACAAACAGATCACCGCAGGCCGCATCAAGACACATGCTCATATGTGCCGCAACCAGCGTGGAAAGGCGCTTGACCTGATCTTGGTTCATTTCAGGCAGTACCAGCAGCCCCTCCAGTCCGTCATGGCTCGCCATAAACCGAAACGAGGTGGACATTTGGCAGCCCCGCACTCGTTCCAGCCGCTCAATACACGCTCTGATAGTTTCGCGCAGGTAGCGGGAATACGCTTTCTGGCGCCCCAGGGTATTGAAGTATTTAATCCGCTCCAGCAGAGGCTTGCTGATATGGGCAGGCATGGCGCTTACATCGGCAATAATCACCAAATAGGGATTAACGCGCTGCTGCTCGCGGGCCATTTTGGCATGACTAATCAGCCGATCCTGCTCCATTTCACGCTGGACAGGATCTCGGGATTCATTGAAGAAATAACGTTCCCAAACCTTATCACTCAGCGCCTCACGGCGCAGATGCTCCTGCTCGTTATCCGCAGCGTACAGAGAGATAAGGTTTGAAAGCGCAGACTCCGGCGCAACGTCCGCCGGGTCCAGATACGGATTAACCGCTTTTTTTGGGGTATTCCATGGAAAGGCCACGGCGGCCTCATTCGAGCCGCCGGTGGTTTGTGCATGATGTAATGTGAATTTACTCACTGCCACGCCCGCACCTCAGCTTCCACCGAGATATCAGGACCAGACGCCAAATCAACACCAAACCAGCATGCTGATTTTGTGGCGATGATTTCTACTGCAGTTTTACTATCACCAGCAGCCACGCCCATGCTGCGCTTAGCGGTGATACGATGGCGAGTAAAATCACGATAAAGCGAACGGGTCAGAGACGTATCGCTGTTGGACACGATAACCGGATGACCTTCTGATGACCGGCGTTCAAGAATAGACGCCAGATGGTACTGGTCATCCTCTGTAAAACCAGCTGTGTGATATCCGTTAAACGTGCCGTCATATGGTGGATCGCAATAGACAACATCACCCGTTTGCAGCAATACCAGTGTCTCGTCATAGCTGGCGCAGATAAACGTTGCGCGTTTTGCTTTTTCTGCAAATATGCGTATTTCGTTTTCAGGGAAGTACGGCTTTTTATAATTACCGTAAGGAACATTAAAATAACCGTCCAAGTTATAGCGACACAGTCCGCGATAACCATGGCGATTTAAATATAAGAAATACAATGCGCGTTCAATTGCACCACCATGGCGCAAGTTAAACTCCTGTCTCGTCTTATAATATGCCTCTGGGTCATTACGGGCTTCAAAAAGATATCTGCCCTCTTTGATGAAGTATTCAACATCATTCTTAATCACCTGATAGAGATTAATCAGGTCTGGATTAATATCCGCGACAAGATAATGAGGATAGTCTGTCTCCATCATCACAGCGCACGAACCCGCGAAAGGCTCAACCAGTCGCGGGCCTGCTGGAAGGTGTTTTTTCAGTTCTGGCATTATGGCGGTTTTATTACCCGCCCATTTCAGGATGGTGCTCATACAGCACCCCCTACGTAATGTTTGCCTTTCAGCTCTGCGATTTCCTGACAGGTGACGCAACACTGCACGCCCGGAATAGCGCGGCGGCGAGCTGGCGGGATCGGTGCATCGCAATCAATGCAGAGCACACGGGAAACGCCCGGTGTTCTGTTGCGGACGGTGTGGATGTGGCGCTGACGTTCTTCTTCAACGCGCTGCTGTACAAGGTCCATTGAATCAGCCATCAGTGGATCTCCTGCGCTTCGTTCTGAATGTTTTCAGCCGCAATACGCAGCAGCTCCGCCGCTTCAACGTGGCTAAGCTGACGTGACGTGATATGGCAAGCCAGGCTATCAAGACGGGCTGCCATTGCCGCGGCACGTGCCCGGCGTTCTTCCATGCGTGCATCAGTCAGCATCTGGTTAAGGCCAGCATCATCTGGTCCTGTTTTGGTGATACGGGTTTCAATATTTCGCATTGTTGTTTCTCCTTAATTTGGGCAATAAGAAGCCCGGCGGGTTTACGCCTTTAATTTCGGTTGTTGGTTAATTCGGCATGGCTAGCCGATTTGGAAATAAACTCACCACTGTACGGAAATGGTTCATTGCTTTAATCAGCTCCCGCTTTTCGTCAGTCGTCAGCTCACTAACATTGACGCTATGACGTTCCGCCGGAATCTTTGCCATAAAGAATATTGCGGCTAGTGCGCGTTTATTCTGTTCATGGTTAATATCCCGTTGGTCCCGCATATCGCTAATAAAGCGTTCCAGTTCTGAATCAATATTTAAGCCAAACACTTTCGCCCTTAATTCCGCGATGTGGTTTAACCCATTAAGGCGGAGGCCAGCGCTTAGCGGAACAGTCGCAGCATCCCCTTCAATAGCCATGGTTTCCCCTGCTTTTTAGTGGATAGTTCAGCCAGCAGCGCATCCTGAGAACGGCACGGGTGCCAGCGCTTGCCATCCTTCCCCATAATCCAGCCATGACCGCAGTGCATTGCAGGACTTTGCTTAACGAGCAGAGATGCAAAGGATGGTTCTTTAGTCAGCATAGCCACCTCAGATCAGACCGAACGAAGCGCCCAGGCCCGTCACGGTATCTACCGCGCTTGCCATCGCCGGATTCGCCTGCAAACGCGCATGCAATGAAACTGCAGTGAGTGCCATCAGGCGTGTGACAGAGTTGATGCTGTTGATAACATCGCGGCGGCCCGCACTGGTTTTTACATCACCGGATACTGCGCCTGCAGCTACTCGCCCAATCTCCGCAGTTGCACTCATGACGTAATGCGGCAGGTTCTCTTTTGCCACTTCATTCAATGGCACACACGGCAGGCAATGGATTTGAGCCAGAAAACCGTCAACCAGCATTGAGTCTTCTGTGATATCAGTCAGCAGCCAGATCTCCGGCGGAGTCAGTTGATGCGGTTGCTCCGGGTTCAACTTATTGCGCAGCGTCTGGACATTCATTCCTGCGCGTTCTGCCAGCTTCGCCATGTTATGACGCAGCGCGAAAGCCCGGCAGGCTTCGTCAAAGTGTGGATGTTTGGAAATCTTATAATCAAACATGTCATAGGCCTCTCTATATCCCAAAATGGAACTATCAGGCTTGCATTGCGATTTCACAGCCTTGGGCGGCTTCCATCGTCAATGCAAACATGTTTACTTCAATGAGACTGTTTACCCCTTCTTTTTTGCGTATAGGTAAACGACCTTCACGGATCATCTGACGGGCATAGCTAAGCTTGTAACCAGTACGACGGCAGAACTCATCCAGAGTGATGTATGGCTCTGACACCACAAGATTGATGCTGGGGCGCATTGAAAAATTACGATTCATGATGCACTATTCCTCAGTTTGAGCGACGAACTCACTATTCGTCACTGTTTAACACTATTCTCAACATCCTGAATCGAGATATTAGGATCACTAAATGAACATGTCAACACAGAACTTAACGAAAAAAGATGACATCAGCTTGATTCGAGATTTCATATCTCAAAATAGAGGTGGGAAAGAGGTGATTGGACGCATCCTCGAGGCTTATGGTTTTACGACAAGAATTTCCCTATGTAATCAACTAGGTGTATCACAAAGCACCATGGCGAACAGGTATGCGCGGGACACCTTCCCTGCCGATTGGGTCATTGTTTGTCATCTTGAAACGGGTGCATCATTAATCTGGCTTAGCACAGGTGTTGGTAACAAGTTTGTCGATGGGCGTGACGACAAAACTGTATATCTAAAACACATAGACATCACAAATGGGAACATAGCACCCCAAAAAGACATAATCGCTGATACTTCGACCATTCCAGATGGCCTAACATCACCATTTATTTTGACGGCTGATAAAACTACATATCTTGCAGACCACTATGAAGGCGAATTGGTTGATGGTTTCTGGTTTATCGAAATTGATGGGATCGTTAGCGTTCGCGAATTGTACCGCTTCCCTGCAGGCCGCATACGTGTAGAAAATGGTAAAGCATCTTTCGAATGCTCTGTATCAGATATAAAGGTTCTAGGCAAAGTCATCAGCAAAACTGAATTTATGGAATAAGGAGATTTAGTATGAATCAGTTCAGCGCATTAAATTATTCTCATAATAGAGATAAGGCCATTGCAAACCTTATAAATATTATCGAGGGCATGACATGTGACGGAAAAGTCAGTGAAAAGGAAATGATTTTTCTTGATACATGGTTATTAGAATCGGAAATAATTTCGCAAAACTATTATGTAGGTTGCATTAGAGATAGGATTGCAGACATTCTTTCTGATGGTATCGTGGAACAAAACGAGCTAGATGATTTAAAAGAATTACTGCTTGATATGCAGCGCGGACTGATAGACACACCAAACATTGACCTCTATTCAGTTGACTCTGACAAACATTTACTTGAGGGGTTATGCAAAGGACTGGCTTCTGATTATCATCTTAGCAATGAGGAAATCGGCTATCTTAACTGGTTTCTCTCCACGAACGCCTCTCTTAAAAATAACTATCCCGGCAAACACCTATATGAATTAATCAGAGAAATTCTCAGTGATGGTGTCATCACTGAAGACGAGCGCATTACGTTATTGCAAGAGATAACCGCATTAACTGGTTCTAATATTTCTGAAGGAATAGTTGACGGATATTCCACAACATCGCCAGTAGATCTCATAGACACATTTAGCCCTGAAAATAGCAAAGTATGTCTTACAGGGAAATTTCTGTGCGGTTCCCGTCGCCAGTGTGAAGCTGACTTAATAAAATTAGGGTGCAAAATATCTGATCGCGTAACCCAAGATTTGGATTACCTCATCATAGGAGCTCTTAGCTCTAAAGATTGGAAATTCCAAAGTTTTGGTAGAAAAATTGAGCAGGCTATTGACTACCGCGACAACAAAGGCACCCCTCTTAAAATCCTCAGTGAGGAACACTGGCAAAGCCTAATGCGTTCAACAAACCAAGGTTAAGCTATGGCAGTTAGCAAATTGAGCAACGGGAAATGGCAGGCACAGGTTTTCCCAAACGGCCGTGACGGCAAAAGGATTCGCCGCCAGTTTGCGACGAAGGGCGAAGCGCAATCCTATGAGAAGTTCGTAAAAGAACAGGCTCAAGATAAGCCTTGGCTGGGAGAGAAAGCAGATAAGCGGCGGGTAATTGAGCTGGTTGAATTGTGGTTCAACACGCATGGCATTACGTTGGCGGATGGCGAGAAGCGGCGAACCGCAATGGCGTTCGCTTGCGAGGCGATGGGAAACCCACTCGCAACCGAGTTTAACGCGAAAATTTTTGCGTCTTATCGCGAGCAGCGGTTAAGCGGAAAGATCACTCGCTCCACTCGAGTGAAGACGGTTACGCCGCGCACTGTTAATTTAGAGCTGGCATATTTTAGGGCGATGTTTAACGAGCTACGCCGGTTAGATGAATGGACCGCACCCAACCCGTTAGAGAACGTGCGCGAGTTTAAAATCAGTGAATCCGAGATGGCTTATCTCACCATTGAAGAAATCCGCACGCTTCTCGCCGAATGTGAGAAAAGCCGGTCAAAGGACTTAACGACCGTTGTTAAAATCTGTCTCGCAACTGGAGCACGGTGGAGTGAAGCTGAAGGGTTGAAGGGAAACCAAATTCGCGCCGGCCAGATCATCTATGTAAAAACTAAAGGCAAGAAAAACCGAGCGGTGCCGATAACTGAAAAATTACAGGCTGAACTACCATCCAGCAGGAAAGCACTGCCGCTCTTTAAACCATGCTATTCAGCCTTCAGAAAAGCCATGCAGCGCGCTGGTATTGAGACACCTGCGGGGCAGTTGACGCATGTTTTACGCCATACTTTCGCCTCACATTTTATGATGAATGGCGGCAACATCCTTGTGCTTCAAAGAATCTTAGGACATACAGATATTAAGGTGACGATACGGTATGCGCACTTTGCACCTGACCATTTATCTGAGGCACTTAAGTTTAATCCCTTAGAATTAGCCGAGAGTTAATTAGTAACTTAGAACACCTATAACCACACCATTCTTGAAATGGAGCGTTCCTTCAACCATTAGGTTTTCATTCGCATTGTAAAATTTCTCTTCCGAAACAATCGGAAGCCCGCCGTCATCTTTACGATGAAGAGCGTTAATAGGTACACTCATTCTAACCTCAAAATTTTCGACATCAGAAAGAGTCTCCCTTGAGATATATTCACTGTCCTGACTTACTATTTCAACAAGCAAGTCTTTAGTCACGCCAATAAATAATAAAGTGTTTGAATCGATGAAGAAACACCTGCCACCGAACCCTCCATTCAAGTGCCCATCATAAAAAGCATTGAAAAAATAAGTCGGTGTATTACTCGAATCATAATTAAATCCCCTCCTTTTTTTTGGCTTTAACTTTTTATTTTCCCTATAGTCAACCTCCCCATCAATAAGCAATTGTATTCTCTCCTCGATAATTTCAATTAACTCTGATTCGGGTGCAATCACATTCAAGATACGAAGATAATATTGTAGTCTGCTAAAAAACCTTAAAGAGATGACATCAACTTTATCATCGTTACCGGGGGGATCTACCAAATAACAACAAATTTCTTTGCGATCTATAGTAGCTATCGTTCCATAGTTATAATTCCCGAATGTAACAGGATTAGTATTTTTCTTATTACATATATCGTTATATGGCTTTGTTATAGCTAATTTAATCGCAGACGTACCTTTAGTTTCAAGCTGTACTAATCCTGATGCTGATATTGCCAGTTTAAAATCAAGGGTCTTATTTTTATTCGATTCGGGTATAACATCCCAGTCTGCATTTGATATTCCGTAACAGTGAGCAATAATCAACATTCCGATCGACTCACCAATATTATCAGTGACTCCTCGAGGAAGTGCCTTACGGTATTTTTTCTGAATAGTTGAATTTGAAGTGGTAATGTGTAATGAGAGCATATCTTCCATTGAAGATATTTTTGTAGCAAATTCGCTTTGAGCTATACCATAGCCTTTATTATAGAATAGGGTATATAAAACAAAGTCCACCCCATTTATAGTGCATCCATTTCTTATTACATCCCTTATTTCTTTTATTGCATTTTGAGGGTATTTTAGATTATCTAAAAGCATTAACCTGTGAGCTAAGTTATAAAATTTCACTTTAAACACAAAAACTTCATTCATGATGCCTTTCATTTGACTCATTGAATCCATCCATTATATTTTATTTAGATTATTCTCAAATTTCTTCTTTAGCATAATTTTATTAGTTTAGTAAAGTATCGTCTAAACCTCAATGCCAAGAATTGGCAGCAAAGTGGCAGCAGAGCGCAACGCTATGCGCCACTTTTCATCACTATTCTGCCTAAAGAAAACACTAAAATCAGTAAGTTACTGATTTCACTCGTTTCAAATTGGGACTCATAATCGCTTGGTCGTTGGTTCAAACCCAACAGGGGCCACCAAATAAAACAAGGAGTTAGATGATAAATCGTCTGACTCCTTTTTCTTTGGATGCAATTTGGGTCAGGTAATGGGTCAGGTAAGGAATTGCTACCCGGCCCTCTTCATCTCGTTGCAAGCCCTCCCGGATAGTGATGAAAGTCAGTAGCACGGCCTGTAATATTCACCGTACCGAATTTTTACGGCTTTGCCGCAACAAGCCAGTTACCTGCCGCGCTCGCAGAATATCGACAGCCCGAAGGTAAGGGGATTGTTCCTGCCAGCTAAATCCCTTCCTGTCGATACGCACCAGTTCGTATTTTTCCACCAGAAAATTCACGGCATCAGCCAGCGAGATCCCAGTGTCGATATGTTCCTGTATAACACGTTCCTCACTGAACGGTGTGTCGTTGAGGGTGAGACCATAGTGCTGTTCCAGCAGGCGTGTCAGTAACATTTGCCAGACAGCCACGGGTGACAGGCAGGGCTTCACCGCCCGCTGAGTTGTTGCAGGTAAAGTTTTCATATTTGCTCTCGTGAAATTCGTTAGCGTTGAGTGGGATAGACGGCGATGTATACATAGCCGCAACTGCCAAGGGTGTCGGCTTCGCAGGTGAAATCATTGTGGTACAGGGTGACACAGTGGGCATGGCGAGGATTCATTTCACCAGTAGTCAGCATCGATTCCATCTGGCTGATAAAATGCGGGAATACCACATCCAACTTAAGACATTCTGCTTCGCTGAACTTACCGGTGATACTGGCCCGGTCAGCTAAATAATGCAGCCGGTTCCCCTCCTGTACCAGACGGGCTCCCAGGCGTGGCGTGATATCCCGCTGCAGGCCCAATGTGATGTTGCTCATTGATAACCTCCTTTATTGTCAGTTCAGGGTAATACTCATCAGGCAGGCATACGGCCCGTAGCGGTCCTGGCGGCGTTCGGCGTATACCGCCAGCACACCGGGAACATCCGGGATGTCTTTACCGAAGTAATGACGAATGCTGCCATGCCACTGGTATTTGCCGGTGCAGTAACGAAAGATTCGGGACTGTGGATGCTGGTGGTGAAGTCGCATGGCATCAGATTTACTGATTATTTTCATGAGGCTTCCTCACAGCAGACCGTGTTCTGCGAACGAATAGATTTGCCTGCCACCAATAATCAGATGGTCAGGGACGCGGATATCCACCAGCTGAAGCACCTGCACCAGTCGCTGCGTGAGGGCTTTATCGGCCTGGCTGGGTGTCGTCTCGCCGGAAGGATGGTTATGGGCCAGTATCACTGCTGCCGCGTTAAAGTACAGGGCACGTTTAACCACCTCCCGGGGATGCACCTCGGTGCGGTTAATCGTGCCGGTAAAGAGCGTCTCATGGGCAATCAGCTGATTCTGGTTGTCCAGATACAACACCCGGAACTCTTCCCGCTCAAGCGCGGCCATATGCAGTCGCAGCCATTCACGGACGGCGTGTGTGGAGGTGAAGGCCACCCCGGGCTCATGCAGATGTCTGTCCAGAACCCTGAGTGCCCGCTGGATGAGACGCCGGTCCTGTGGCGTTATCTCGCCGGGTAAAAAGGAAAGCTGTTTCATTCGTTGTTCCTCCGGTCAGTCAATGATGCGCAGAATGGCGTGGGCTTCTGGATGCTGCAGGGCGTAGTCCCGCAGACGGTAATAGTGCGCGGTCATCGCGTCACACTCTGTACGGCAGGCGTGATGGCTGTATTCAATCAGGCAGACGGCAATACCTGCGGCTTCTGCGCTCATTTCCACGCCATTACCGTTCAAATTATTGAACAGACTCCATGTCTCATTGCGGTCAGCATCGGGTGCCATAAAGGCCCCGCCGTTGCTCAGCGTGTAAAACTGCCAGATGCCACCGCTGTAATCCGCGCAGAAGCGGTTCATCCAGGCGAAGATGCGGGGCTCCAGGGTTATCCACTGCGGAATAGTGCCGAAGTGCTGCGGCCAGAAGCTGATACGCATTCCATCAGGCATCACAGTGGCATGAAGTAATTTATCTCCGGTCGGCTCTTTCTGGCTGTGATTATGATGATCATTGTGTTTTGACGTTGTGTCGTTATACATAGTGATTTTCCTTTCGGTTATTACAGTCGCAGATATGCCGCAGGCGGGTTTCCTGTCAGGGCTTACAATGCGGTATATGAGAAATTCCCGCGAACGGGATATGGATTTGGAGAGAATGGAGAGCGTAAAGTCAGGCTATCTGGCCCCAAGTACCGGTGTGTTTTTTTGCCTGCAGCTGACTGAACAGAACGAGCATGTTCTCCGTCATCAACCACAGTGCACTATTGAGCTTCACATCCCCGTCGATACGCCAGCGTGACGTTACGATAAAGTGTTTATCCACCGATAAGGGGCGATCATCGGCTCGTACTGCTTAGGGTGTGAGGTATCGAAGTCAGCAATTGCTCAAAGGCCTGATGTAAATAGACCCGTTTTAGTTCCAGGCATTTTTTGAGATCCCGGCCAAATGATTGTGTTGCCGATATTCCTCCGGCGTCATATTGTTCAGTGATTCATGCGGGCGTTCACAGTTATATTCTGACACCCATCTTTCCGTGATTTCCCGCACTTCATTCAGCGTTCTGAACAGATAAAAATCGAGTATTTCTGTACGGTATGTTCGGTTAAAGCGCTCAATAAAAGCGTTCTGCGTCGGCTTACCCGGCTGAATAAATTCCAGTTTTACTGCATGTTGCTCTGCCCATTCAGCCAGTGCAAGTGAGATAAATTCCGGACCATTATCCATGCGTAGCATGACCGGATAGCCGCGATTTGCCGCGATCCTGTCGAGTACACGGACCACGCGCAAAGCTGGCAGATTCAGATCGATTTCAATCGACAATGCCTCACGGTTAAAGTCATCAACGACATTGAACGTGCGAAAACGACGGCCACAGACCAGAGCATCATGCATAAAATCGACAGACTAGCTCTGGTTCAGCGCTTCCGGTGTGGCCAGTGGCGAGGGATTACGCACCGGCAACCGTTGTTTGCCTTTACGGCGAAAATTCAGCTTCAGCAGACAATAAATACGATGGATCCTTTTGTGATTCCACGGGTATCCCTGCCGCCGCAGAACCTGGAAAAGTTTTGGAAAACCGTACCGTGGGTATCGCTCTGCCACTGCCTGTAACGCGACAATAACGGGTTCGTCACGCGTGGTATCCGGACGGTAATGGTAAACCGTTCTGCTCAGGTTCAGACTCCGGCAGGCCTGACGGATACTGAGTCCAAATGTCGTTATCAGATGAGTGACCAGCTCACGCTTAAAGGCTGGTTTTAAAGCTTTTTTTCGATAACGTCTTTCAGCGCCCGGTTCTCAAGGCTCAGGTCGGCAAACATCTGTTTGAGACGTCGATTCTCGTCCTCAAGATCCTTGATCTTTTTAATATCAGAAGCCTCCATGCCGCCGTATCTGGACTTCCAGTTGTAGTAGGTGGCTTCAGAGATACCGGCCTCCCGGCAGACATCTTTAACGGTTCGTCCGGCTTCAACCGATTTAATTACAGCAATGATCTGATGCTCAGTAAAACGGGCTTTACGCATAGCGATCTCCTTTGTTGGCAAAGTGATTATGCCGGAGGGTCTCTAAATGTGAATGGCACGATTATGCGGGATACTTACACTCCTGGTAATACCCCGGGACTAAAGCCTAGTAAATCTACAGGGAAATAAAAAATTCAGGGTATATATGTCTTATTTATACCCTGATTACATATCCAGATTACTAAAGATGTTTCTGCAACCAGATGCGCGTACCTTCTGTTTCATACGCCTTTGCACCATAACCTTTCGCAAGAAGGGACTCTGGTAAATACTCGTCATATTTATCTAAGTACTTTTCTGGAACATCTGTGGCAAGATCAAATGCAGATGGCAAGCCTGACAACAGCATTTCTTTGAGCGCGTGCTGAACGGAAGCTACACTGGAGTTATCGATTTCTATAACGCCAGCAAATGAATTTGCTTTAAAACCACAACGTATGAGCAAGGCTGTAATCGTATTGACAACTTTATCCCCCATCCAGGGTATTACGTAACAGTGTTGTCCACTCGTAATAAAACACTCATTTTGAAGTTTAAAACGCTGAAAGTTACTACAGCCTTCCGCAAATAGGTTTCTGGCGGCAGTATCGGCATAATCTACTTTCTTGCTACCTATTGCTATGCGGTAATCACCTTCCCTATAGATAGCGAGCATTTCCTGACGAACGGCATCATGAACAGACATACCTCCCCCACTAAATTGTGGTGGCTGACCGCCTTTGGTTGCCTCTACATAGATAACTTTTTTCTCTGTCTCGATCTCTGTCACTTTCCAGCGCCGCCCACCGAAGATGATGTGTTGGTCTGGTAGCAGTGGGGAGTCCACAGGCACTGTTCCAAGGATTCTGTTTCCGGTGATAATGCGGAACTCTTCTGGTGTATTGAACACGGCATAAAAAGTATAATGGTTAGTCAGTTTCTCCCCCTCTGCCCCAACAACCATTTCGCCGCTAGCAAGTTGAGTGAGTAGGCCACATGCTCCCATATGTTTAAGCAGGCTTTTGAAATCGTTTAAATCTACATTTCTGAACGGCCCTGTCTGGCATAGTTGTGACCAGAGCTGGTCGGCACGAACTCCACCCCATTGTGCGGTAATTGCAAGAATCTGGTGTAGCAGCGTGGAGTAATGCATCTGCCGGGAATCGGCAGGCTCAAACCATTGTTTAGAGATCATCAACCTGATCATTGCCATCGACTGCACCAACTGGAGTCGTAGGTGATCAACGATACTGCTACTCACAGTAAGCTCATTTTCTGTAATTAGCATTCTGAGTACTGACGGGGAATCGCGTCGCCCAGAACGCCCCATTCGCTGGCGCAAACTGGAAACAGAATGCGGAGGCGTAACTTGGATAACCGACTTAACCTTACCGATATCAATTCCCAACTCAAGCGTCATTGTACAAACAGCTGTTGTGGGCAAATTTCCTTTCTGAAGACGAGATTCAAGCACCTCACGTAATTCCTTGGCAAGGGAACCATGGTGGGGGAAAAATTCATTCGGAACAATTTGTTCCTCACACATGTCGCTCAGCGTTGCCGCAATGCTTTCAGTGCGTTTTCGGCTGTTTGCAAAGACCAAATGAGAATCGCCACGGCAAAGTCTAAAAATGTCAGCGCAAACGTCATGTTCAGCTGAACTCTGAAGTTCTTCCTCATTTTGGATCACTCGCTCCAGGTACCCTTTGACCTGTACCTGAAGAGTGGCCATGCTATTACTATCTGTAACAGTTACGCAGGGGAGTCGTTTGTCCGGGCGCAACATTTCGGGCACTTTCTCCAGTTCCCCCAGCGTGGCACTCAACGCAACGCGGGGAATTGGATTTACCTGGCATCCTAGCACATGGTCAATTCTATTGAGCAGAGAAAGCAGCTGTACACCACGCTCTGAACCAATAAAAGCATGAAACTCATCAATAACGATGTATGCGACTGAAGAAAACGCCTGTTTGAGCCAGCCCATTGAATTTATGAGCAAAGACTCAAGTGACTCAGGTGTAATCAGTAAAATGCCAGCAGGGTTCGTCCGAGCCTTCTTCTTTTTGCTTTGTGGTACATCCCCGTGCCAGGGAGTCACTGGCATTTCCAATGCATCTCCAAGGCTCCCAAGACGACGGTACTGATCGTTAATCAATGCCTTCAACGGACTGATATAGACGATGCCAAATCCATTCGTGAGATCTGCAACTGCCGAACAGGCAGGAAGAAAGAAAGCCTCTGTTTTACCCGCTGCTGTACCTGCACTGATTAGCACGTCTCGATCACGGGCTAAAATTGCCGGGATAGAACTCTCCTGCAAGGGCCTTAATGTCGACCACCCCTGCTTGTAAACCCACTTACGGACGCGGGGATCGAGGCTATCGTAGGCACTGCTCATAGTTTGAAGTTCGCCAGTCCGTCGTCGTCATCGCTTTCCTCCGTAGTGGTGTCATCCATATCGCTGGGCCGGTCCTCTTCAATCGCCACACCCTCGATTAGTGTTTGCCAGTTCATCGTTCTGTTTTGTTCCAGCACGGCCAGCATGTCCAGGAAACCTTTTATGGTATTACGGGGGGTACGGAAGTAAGCGTCTCCAATGGTTTTACTACAGTGATGCAGGAATCCAGTCAGTGCCTCATCTGGTACCAGATAATTCTCTGGATCTCCACCGGCATAAACATGACGAAGATTTCTCAGCAAAATATACAGTTCCTCAGGGGTGAGGCTGGCAAGATGCAAAGTGGGGGATGAGTAGTCAATCACTCCTGCTTTTTGCGCGAACCGGTTTTCCGCCAGACGCGACTGGAGCGCCTCATAGCTGTAAAGACCTTTACGCGGATCGAAAAGAAACTCTGGCGTACCCCCGAGGATAAAACCAATGTTCTCGGCTGAGCCTTGCAGGCAGTCATTCAGGATCCGCAAAATCTGTTCGTAGTTCGCTGTTCTTGCTTGCGTATTATTCAGCTTAAAGAGGTTCACCATTTCGTCGAGGCTGACCAAAAGACCGGCATAGCCTGCCTGGCGGACAAAAAGGCTCATCAGCTTCAAAGAATCATAGAATGATGCGTCTGAGATAATAGTCCGAACGTCGAGATCGTTACGGGCATCAGTTTTGGTGGTGTACTCTCCCCGCAACCAGCGAATAGCATTGGATTTTAGCGTTTCGTTATCCTGCTCATGCCCGCGCCAGAATGCATCAATGACCTTCGCAAAGTCATATCCACCCACCATATCTGACAGAGCTGCCAGGCGTTTATGAATAACTGATGAAACCTCGGAGCCGTCCGTGTCCGCTTCCTTTCTTGCCTCCGTAACGAATCTTTCAACAACGCTAAGTAACGCATTACCATCCGGCTTGTTTCTGGTGGACATGTTTTTCATAAGCTCAGAATAGAGATTACGAGCCTGACCTCCCGATGAGTGAATGCGTCTGTCAGGAGAAAGGTCTGCACTGACTGACACCAGCTTCTTCTCTAGCGCAATAGAGCGCACAACACTCAGAAAGAACGTTTTACCAGAACCATATTCACCGATGATAAGTCTGAAGCTTGCACCACCGTCAGCAGTCCTCTCAATATCCTGGTGGAGAGCGGTGATCTCATTCACGCGGCCAACCTGGATATGCTGAATGCCTATCCTTGGCGTTACACCTGACTTAAGTGACTGAATAATAGCGTCACGTTCTTTCACTCTTATACGTGTTACAGACATTCACTATCCCTCTAATTCTTTGGCAATTTCCAGGTCAACCCAGATATCATCATCGGCATCGTCCAGTACTGGAGCATCAACCACCGCATAGGACCAGTCATTGATCACCTCAAGCGCACCGCCGAGCATCAAATTCAAATTTCCGCACAATTCTGTCGCCTCTTTTCGGGACCACTGTTCTTTCTCCAGCAAACTGCGATAAAGCTGGCTATGTGCGGAGTCAAGCCCCCCCGCCTCCGTTGATGAGGCTGGAGCGCTTTCTGGCTCTTCCGGTTCTTCTTCGGTGAAAATTGTGTTCAGCAATTTACGAACATCATCCGTGGCAGATTCGTGGCGGGCAAGTACATTAGCATCCAGTGTGAACCCTGCTGCTGGCTGATCAGTTGGTACAGACGAGACGAGATCATGTTCAGTTGCGGAATGCTGATGGATATTGCTCGAGACAGATGAGGGATCCAGCCCCAAACTTGAATAAATCTTCTCAAGCTGTTTGATTTCGGCAGGCGCTATTGTCCCATCCGAACAGGCAACACTAACGATAACCTTACCCACAGCAGCTTTTTCCGCGGCCCCCATCAACTCAATCCTACTTTTTATTCCTGTCATATTGGCTGGGGTATGAAGTTGCCACGTTAAATACGCATGTAGAGAGCGTTTTTCATCATCGGTGAAGCCAGGATTGTTGTTGATGGCATTCTCAAGCACTTTCTGTTCAGCTTGATCAAGAGAATCGTCAATCAAGGCGACCATCGCCCCTAATCTGAGCGTCATTACGGCTGAGATAAATTCAGGAGAAGGTGAGAAGCGTCCACCTTCGGCGGCAGGGAATAGAACAAGTGTCCCATCAACATCCGCCTTCACATGGTGATAATACGGGTCAGGTGCCAGACCGTAACCCATCTTCAGAGCAAAGGCCTGCATCAAATCGGCCTCTTTTTTATTGATCTTATTGGGGCAACTGGCATTCATATGTGCCCAAAAGTCAGCAACTGAGACTAACCCCTCCTTGACGAGGATCGCCTCATCAGCCCAGCGTTTGAATGAGCTTAATATTTTTTCTGCGCTTTCATTAACGATCTCTGAAGGGAGCAGCATAATTGCAGCCGTATCATTGACTGACGTACCTTTCCTACCAAGGTAGCGACTATAAGCATCAAGTTCATCTGTACATATATCGGCAAGAGCCATAATTTTCTGGACAGGGCTCTTCAACGCACTTGGATCAGGCAGGTCGGGAACAGGAAGTCGAACACCTCGCAAACTAGGACTTGCTGGTGTGTAATCTAACCTTAGGCGCGTTTTATTCGCCTTAACGACCATCCCTTCACCATATTTGAGGGTGTAACGCCGTTTGAAAAGCGCAGCAAACTCTTTAGCACAGCGGCGAGCCGGGGTACGCAGCGAATACTCGGTGTAGTTTATTACCCAGTTCAACGCCAGTTCAGCTGATACAGGAACTCCTTCATGTACAGTTTTTGCCAGAGCCAGCTTAAATTGCATGCTGTTGCTGAAACCTGAATTGCTATCGAGCTCAGTGGCTAAGCCCATGTTCGGGCGCAGAATAGACATGGCTTCGAGTAATTGGGTCGAATATCCACGGAAGGAGCGGTTCTCAATGAATACCGATCTTAACCGAGCGACTTCATTGAACAGATTACGGAACTCAGCATCAGGGAATTTTGGGTCAGTGGAATCTACGAGCGCTTTTCTTTCCAGGCCGTAGAGGTAGATAAAAACATAGCCGATAGGACACGATGGATCAGACCTATCGCTGGCAAGCCAACTGACATACGCACCGCGTGCTTCTGGGGAAAGAGAGGAAAAACTGGGCCAGTATCCTAATGAACTGTCCTCGTAAAGATAAGAAGTAGGTTTTATCTTACATGTGTCATCAATTAATGATGCCTCACTTCCATCGTCATAATAGCCGCCTGATTCCTGACCGGAGGGCTTCATACGTTGCCCCACGTAAATGTGGCCACCGCTAATTGCTACACCAGCTACAGTTATCATCTCACCCGGAAGTACCCATCGAGCTAGTGCACCTGCTGACTTTGAGGTGTTGCGGTAATGATTGGTTGTCACCCGAAGTTCAACACCCCGGCCACCGCTCAATGTAAAAGTTGCAAGGTTATCGTCTTCACTATCATCGTTTCGCACAACCGCCTCTTTTTTCTTGATGTCAGCGAGCCATTCTTTTGGCGGTGCTTTCACGGGGTCTGAAGCATAAGACTTTGGAGATTTACGTTTTTTCTTTCTAAAAAACAACAAGTAAATGACAAAAATCGCCGCCAAAAACTTCAATAACTCCATGATATATAACCTTAAAATCATTCTTCACGCATATTTACAAGCAGTGATGAAGGCAGGGCAAGTGGATTAATCTCAAAATAATACTTCTAAATTGCGAGGGTTAAAAGCAAATCACAATTAAAATTAACCCAATGATTTAAATGATAAAAATCATTTAATAATGTGTTTAACCAGCAGTGAAATCTTAAGGTGTTAAAACCTGTTAGGCCATTCGTCTCTAAATGATGTTGTACTACTGCTACGTTAACATGCGAGCAAATGTACTGCGGATGCACATCTGACCACTGTATGATGATACTTACCTATTCGCTGAGAATGTCGGCAACTTTATGGCAGGGAAGCTTTTAGAGACTATACCGTCTCGAATTTCCGTTTATCGCTCTCAGCAGACCTTCAGCATCCTAAGCTTGTCTGCTGTGGGCCAGGAGCGGTCATTTATACGTAGTAGCTCAATGACTGCTTCGTACATAAAGCTGTCATTGGACTTTCTGACCTTACAAGGTAATCTGGCTTGCAAGGAAGCCGACCTTGCGGGACCGGTATAACGCACTGTTATATGCTATAGGAGGGCTAGTGGAAACGACAGACATTGTTCGAAAACTTTTTGACGGTGTTGTTCCTGAGAGAGCATCAGAGATTGAATCTATCGCTAACGATTATGATGCCCAGTTCCGACTGATTGCTGACCGCGAAGGATTTAACTTAGATGCTGGAGGGTTCTCCGCAATCCAGTACACCAGCAGATCAATGCGTCAAATGTGGCTTTTCGGTTATGCGGGAAGGCAGGCGTTACATTGTTATTCTTCGTTGATCGTATTGTTCAAATCATTCGGTACCACTCTCGACATAAACGAAATCAACAAGATTCCAGATCAGGCAGCAGAAGATGAAGCCTTCAAGTCGATACTTGATGCAGTGAAAGACCTGAGCACTGCATTTCATGAAGACGACTTTGAATGGCCAGTTGCTATTCCTGATCCTGAGAAGGGTAGGCCGTCAGATTCAGAGCGCGCTGCAGTATATGATCTCACGTGCATGGCTACGGCATATGTATTTTTACATGAACTGAAGCACGTAATTTTCTCAGCTGAAGGAAATGCACCGGAAGACCCGAAGGACGAAGAATATCTGTGTGATCAGTTCGCTAAAGATATGATGATATCCAAGATCGATCAGTACGCCGCAAGCAGTGGGTATCCCCCGGAAAAGGTTAGGATGAAGCGTATGATGGGGATCGCTCTAGCATCCGCCTTTATCCTTTTCGCAACAGGAAGAAACCGCCTCGCGGGTTCAGAGACTCATCCTCCCATTTACGGGCGTTGGTCGGCGACTGTGCAAGATGTCAATTTACCGGAAGATGACTGGTTCTGGCTGTATTTTTCCTCATTCGCCCTTGCGTTGCTGAAATATCATTCAATAACCATTCAGCCGAAGATCGTAAAGGATTATAAATCGCTATGCTTTGACCTAATCGCAGATCTTGAAAATGGCATATAACAAGGTAATCAAATTCGGTCGCCGGACGCTCATTCCTCGCGCCGTTTATTGCGGGAGTTACTGAGCGGCTGTAGTGGTTTACTAAATTTGGCCACCTGAACAGAGGTGATATGCTCACCTCAGAACATTACAGGTGCCTCAATGAAAAAAAGAAATTTCAGCGCAGAGTTTAAACGCGA